AACGGGCGCAATTGCTGAGACAACCAGCGACACCGACGTGAAAGGTGTGCTGGAAGGCGTAAGCGTTCGCGAGGTAAATGAGCTTATTCAACAAGGTGACAAGCGTTTGACGGTTGCAGCCAAAGAGCTGCCATCAGCTCCTGAGACCAAGGACCGCGTGGTGATCAGCACGATTGTGCATCAGATTATTCGTGTTGAAACGACGGAACAAGACAACACGGCGATCACTCATGAACTAATCCTGAGGGCATAACGATGGCACGCAATATTCCGATTACTGGCATCGCTGGCTTGATGGAAAAAGAAATTGAGCATGTCGTCAAGATTGTTGCTCTTGAATGGACAGCAGAAGTTAAAGAACAAACTCCTGTTGACACTGGAAGACTGCGGAATAATTGGCAAACAAGATTTCGCAAGTTTGAGGCAACCATCAGAAACAACATGGAATATGCAGAACCGGTTTTGTACGGCAATAACTTGCCTGAATCTTGGGGCGGCAAGTACCGCACACGTCAAGGTGTCGTCCCTGGCTTCCCTGATGTAATTGGGAAGCAAATCGCAACGGCAAGAGTGCCCAAAATTGTTGCAGCATTTCGGAGGCGTAACTAATGGCTGCTGCTGATCTCAATGCAATTAGGGCCACCATCGAAGGCAGGCTTGCGACAGAGCTAGCCAGCAGCCCGGCCATCCCAGTCGTGTTTCACAACATGGCGTACGAGCCAACGCCTAACTCGTCATTTGTGCAATGCCTTGTCAGTTTTGGCGCAAACGAGTATTTAAGCCAAGGGCTAACAACTAATTCTCAGAATCGAATTATTGGGATTGTCACCATCAATATCTTTTCAGCCAAAGGTGTTGGTCCTGGAGCTAATTTCATCATCGGCAAAAGGATTCGAGACCTTTACAATAGGGTCATCGTGTCGGGGGTTTTCTTCGACGCTGCAACAGGTCCAGAGGCACTGCTTTCAGCAGCACCCGAGGGCTACTTCCAAACCCAGGTCCGTGTGACCTTTGAATCCATCGAGGAACTCTGACCATGGCCACAATTCGAGGCGAACAAGGAGCAGTCCAGTTCGACGCTGCAGGCTCATCCAACGCAACAATCGTCGGCACTCGTAGTTGGAGCTTAACCACTACGAAAGAAACGCTCGACACCTCAAAGCAGGGCGATACCTTTCGCAGCTTTGTTGGCAGCATGATCTCTGGCTCTGGCACTGTTGAACTGGTTTACGACCCAGACGCAACAGGCCAAGCGGCTTTCCTTGAGGATGTGATTACAGCGGCTGACGCGGCCGACGCAACTTTTGAGTTGTTCACAACCGGTACAACTTCTGGCACTGATTCCGTCAGTTTTGCTGGCATTATCACGGACATGGAGATCACTTCAACTGTTGGTGAACTTAATGTTGTGTCCTGCAGCTTTGTCACCAGCGGTGCGATCACTATGAACCTGGAATGATTTAGGTCTATAATTTAAGCGCAAGCTTTTATTTAATGGCTCAAAATCGCACCGTCGATCTGCTGGTTGGGGCGTTTGATCTCAACCAGCGCCGCAAGTTTGAACTAAAAAACGCTGAAGGCAAGAAAGTTGTAGATCTGTTTTTTAAACCGATCACACGCGCTGACCGCAAGAAAGCTCAAAGCCTTTCCGGTACTGAAGAAGCATTAGACATCAGCACGCAGATGCTGTGCCAAATGGCAGAGCTTGAGGACGGCTCAAAAGCGTTTTCCTCTGCTGATGCCCCGAAGCTGCAGCGGCAATTGCCTGAGTCTGTATTGAACGAGCTTGAACTGTTCTTGTTTGGCCTTGGTGAAGAAACTGATCTTGAAGAAGCAAAAAACGACTAAAGCAGGACAGTTGGCTTAATTTTGAGTTTTTTCTGGCCTGCGAATTAGGAATGACGCTTAGCAGGCTTCGCACGGAACTGACTGATGCGGAACTTGCGTATTTTGCTGCGTACTACGAATTGAAGAGTGAACGGGAGCAACAGGCAATGGATCGCGCAAAAACAAGACGGCGGTAGGATAAGGCAAGTATTGGATCAGTCGTGGCAAGAGCGAACGTTGAACTGATCGTCGAAGCCGCCAAGGCTATTAACCCGCTGCGAAAGGTTGAGCAGCACAGTAAAAAAGTTGATCAAGCGTTAAAGAAAAATCAAAAAAGTGCGCGAGATGTTGAGGCTGCATTTCAGCGAATGGGTCGAAATGGCATAAGAAGTTTTCGAGATCTTGAGAGTAATGCTGCTCGTCTTGGCAAGCGCATGAGCGGTTTGCGCGGCACTGTCGGCAAAGCTGTTGTTGGTTTTGTTGCTTTCAAAAGCGTTCAAACTGGCATAGCAAGGCTTGAATCAGAACGCAGGATTCAACTGCTAGGAAAACGTTTTGGCGAAGTAGCTGTCCTTCAGAATGCTGCAGCGCAGGCAGCAAAGAAATTTAAGCTCAGCCAAACAGAAGCAAATCAATCACTCGCAAATGCTTTTGCACGTTTGCGCCCGCTTGGCGTTTCTTTAGAAGATATAACTTCAACTTTCGGTGGTTTCAGAACCGCTGCAATTCTTGGTGGGGCAACAGCCGCAGAAGCCTCTGCTTCTTTCACGCAGTTATCGCAAGCTTTAGGCTCTGGCGCATTGCGTGGTGATGAGTTCCGCAGTATTGCAGAACAAGCTCCATTAGTCCTTCAAGCTATTTCTGATGAGACAGGCATTGCAGCTGGCAAGCTGAAAGAATATGCAGCCGAAGGGTTGCTAACAAGTGACATTGTTATCAAGGCACTTAAGCGCATTGAGTCTGATGGTGCTGAAAGTCTTGCTCAGGCATTAAATGGTCCTGCCGCAAAAATCAAAGAGTTTCAAAACGCAGTTGAAGATGTTCAGGTTGCGGCTACTGAAAGTGCCATACCTGCGATTACTGATGCAATATCCGAACTAGGCACCGTTATTAGACAGCTTGAGCCAGCGATTCGTTTCATCGGTGGATTGCTTGCTGGGGTTGCAAAAACTGCCGGTAATATCGTTGAGAATATTTCTGGTGGCGGCAAACTTGCGGCAGCACAGCTTGCGGCACGGCAAGCAACAACGCTGCAGACAAACGCTAAATTTGGCGCTCCAGGATTTCGTAATACTCGTTCCGCAGAAGCGCGAGAGTTTGAAGAAGAAACATTTAAGCGCGAGTTGGCGAGACGTGTAGCCATTGTTCGTGGCGCTGTACCTGGTCAGCTTCCTCCTAGCGCGGCTGCTATTAGTTCAAGTCCCACGGGGGTTTCGCCTATTACTTTGCCAACTAAAGATTCTGGTGGCGCGGATGCAGAGGAGAAAAGAGCAGCCGCATTAAAACAACAGCAGGAAGCATTTGCTAAATATATGTTTGATAAAGAAAGAGAGCAGTTGTTGATTGAAGCGCAAACGCCTCAACAGCAAGCACAGCTTGAGCTGGCTATGCAAAAATTTGATTTAGCAAGACAGTTCCCAGACATGTCTGAGAAAGAGCTTGCATTGGCTAGGCAGCAGTTGCAAATTAATTTCGACAGCCAAGTCGCGGCTGATGAAAGGACAGCAACAGAAAAAAAAGCGGCTGAAGACAAGAAAAACGCGCAAGATGCAGAAGCGCAACGACTTGATGCCTTAAAACAAAAACAATTAGAAATAGCCCAAGCCATTCAAAGCCAAGTAGTTAGTGCAATTGAAAGCGCAATCGATGGCTCCAAGAGCCTTGCTGAATCATTTAGTGGCCTGCTAAAACAGCTTGCCATGATGATCATCAAGCAAAAAGTTATTGGTAGTTTTGCAAGTTTGGGCGGAGGCGGTTTGCTTGGCCTTATTCCTGGGCTTGCAGATGGCGGTCCTGCAAGGGCTGGTCGGCCTCACATTGTTGGCGAGCGTGGCCCTGAGTTATTTGTGCCCAAAAGCAGCGGGACAGTAGTTCCCAATCACGCAATGGGCGGTGGCGCTAATGTGACTGTGAACGTTGATGCTTCTGGTTCTAACGTGCAAGGCAACCAGCCCGACGCCAAAGCTCTTGGCTCTGCAATTGGTGCAGCCGTACAGGCTGAATTGATCAAACAAAAACGACCTGGAGGCTTACTGTCCGCCTGATGTCTATTTTCCCCTCGATTTCTCCAACCTACGGAACAACAAAGCAGAGTCAACCTGCTGTTAGAGCTGCACGTTTTGGGTCCGGCTATGAGCAACGCACTCAGTTTGGAATTAACCAAAACCCAAAGGTTTATAGCTTGACCTTTGAGGTATCCGAAACCGATGCAGACACCATCGAAACTTTCCTTGATGCGCGTGGAGCGGTCGAAAGTTTTACGTTTACGCCACCAGGCGAATCAGCAAGCGCAAAGTTTGTCTGCAGGCAATGGAGTAAAACTATTCCGTATTTGAATAGGGCCACGATTTCAGCCACATTCGAGCAGGTGTTTGAGCCATGAGTGATAACACGCCCCAGTTTATTGAAGACTTACGCACAGCAGCGCCTGCATATTTTGAGGAGCTGCAAAAGCTTGAGCCAACAGCAGTCATTGATTTGTTTGAGGTGCGTCTGACGCAAGCCGTCAACAACGTTGATGAGACGCTTTACTATCACGCTGGCACGAATGATCTAACAGCCAACATCGTGTTTAACGGCAAGACCTATCCTGCTGTGCCTGTTGAGATGACAGGGCTAGAGACATCAGGCAAAGGGGTTATTGCTAGGCCGACTTTAAAAGTAGCCAACGCCAATGGTGCAATCAGCTCTTTGATTGTCCAACAAAATTACAACCCACTCAAAGCACAGGTGGTGCGTATTCGTACGTTCAAAAAATTCTTAGATGCCGTCAATTTTAGTGGTGGCAACGCAACTGCCGATCCAGCAGCAAAAACAGAAGAGGTTTGGTATATCGACAGGGTTGCAGATGAGAACTTGGCGTTTGTCGAATTTGAGCTGACCGCCAAGCTTGATCTGACGAATCTTGAGTTACCCCGCCGCCAGGTTACTGAGTTTTGCCCGTGGAAATACAGAGGCACTGAGTGCGGTTATGTAGCCAAAAGGTATTTTCAGATCGAAGATATTGAGATTTCTAAGGCTGAGATGCAGTCGTTAGCCACGATCAACAGCTTGACCTTTGACCAAGCCGTGGACAAGTTTGATGTATGCGGCAAACGAGTAAGCAGTTGCAGGCTTCGCTTCCCTGATAACGAAGGCAAGAATGATGTATCGATCCCGTTTGGAGGATTCCTTGGATCAAGAGTCCAAGCGTAAGGCGGAAGGCCACGCAATTTTTGAGTACCCGAAAGAAGCTTGCGGTTTACTTGTTGATGGCAAGTATTGGCCGTGCCAAAACGTTGCAGACGAGCCAGAGCTGACTTTTATCCTCAACGCCACTGACTATATGGAAGCGATGTTGTCTGGAACGATTGAAGCTGTTGTGCATTCTCACCCGTTAGGCGGGCAAGCTAGTGAGCCAGATCGCAAAAGCTGCAGTCAAACTAAGCTTGTATGGCATATCTATTCTGTGCCTGACGGCGAATGGTCAACTATCGATCCCTGACAGGTAAAGAGTTTGTGTATGGGACGCAAGACTGCTTCACGTTGATCTGCGATTACTACAGGTTGATTGGGGTGTTGTTGCCAGATTTTGAGAGGCCAGACGATCTTGAGACAACGAGCAGCATATTTTTAGAACAGGCTGAGGCGTATGGGTTTTATGAGGTTGATATGGAAGAACGCAGGATTGGTGACGTATTGATTATGCGGTTGATGACTAGGACGCCAATGCACGCAGCAATTTATGTTGGTGCGGATAAGATCTTGCATCAACGGTTCAACAGCCTGAGTGCGGTGGAACCTTTTGGGCGGTACTATAGGCAGAGCGTTGCCGCCGTCTATCGCTATGCAACTGGTGATGTTAGCCGGTGAGCTGGGCGAAAAATACGGCACACACCACGAGTATTACAACCTAAGAACACCGGCAGACGCGATCAAGCTGTTGTGTGTCAATCATCCGAAGCTGCAGAAAGATTTGGTAACAGCGCACCAGAACGGTGTTGGCTACAAGCTGATTCAGTCTGGAGCGGCGATGGGATATGACGAGCTGCATTTGCCGTTTGGCAGCAGGCCGATGATGCTTGTGCCGGTGATCAGTGGCAGTGGCGGTTCTACGGGCCAGATTTTGGTTGGTGTTGGCTTGGTTGCAGCTTCGTTCCTGTTTCCTGGTGCAGGTTTGTTTGGAGCGGTGGGGGCCTTTGGTGCTGGGGCGGCTGGCGTAGCTGGCATTTCTACTACTGCTGTTTTGACTGCAACAACAATTGGCACCGCAATTAGTGCTGTTGGCGCAAGTTTGATTCTTGGCGGTGTGGCAAACATGATTTCACCCCAACCAGAAATGCCAAAACTTGGCAGTCGTCGCATGGACGGCACAAACTTTCGTGGCCCTGGTCCACAAGGCGTAACGCGTGGTGCAAGTGGCCAGCAGTCTTATGCGTACACCGGACCAGCTAATACTGTTGGCAATGGCGCAACGATCCCTGTTGTTTATGGCCGCGCCATGCTTGGCGGGCACATGTTGTCAGTAGCAGTAGAAGCAACAGATACTTCTGACCCAATTGCAACAGCAATTAAACAGCCAGGTCCGCAAACGGTATTAATTAACGGTAGCAGTGTGGATCGTAGCTTTAGCGTAGAATCGGGCGTTCAAACAAAACTACTTTCTAGAGGTGATGTTTATAAATACAGAACAAGCAAAGACAACAGAAGAAGAGTTATTCCAGAAAACGAGGGTTTCGGCCCTGATTTAAACAAGCCTCTTTCTGAGGGCGCGGAAAACAGATTTGGCAAAATTGACACTAAGGTTAAATATGAAGAAAGGTTTGATGTGTTGTTTGAAATTGATCGTGGTCTTTTTGGCCGAGCTGGTAAAGGTGAAAATGCAACTAAAATTGATGGATTTATACGGTATCGAATAGAAGTAGAACACACAATGCCTGGGAGCAATCCAATAGTGGCCTCTGCTGAAAGCACTATTCAAGGGTATTTAGAAAGGTCAGAAAATTATTACTGGGCGCAAAGGCTTAGATGGAGAAGACTTGAGACCAATAAGGAATTAAAATTGAAGGTTATTATTATAGATGCTGATACTGATTCCCCGACACAGTTCCGGGTCCATGTATTCGGGTATGACCTCGCTTAACTGACCTATGGCATTAAATTCAGAATCCTCAATTAAGCTGATCGACCTTCTGTGCGAAGGCCCAATTGAAGGTCTTGCGACCCAAAGCAACAAAAGCATTTTTCTTGATGAGACCTCTGCCGATCAAAAGGCTGTTTTATCAAGCGATTTTGCAATACGAAAAGGAACGGCTAGCCAAACCAGGATTGGAATAAGCGATCAATTTGCAAATGCCACCACAACAATTATTGCTGTAGACACGCAGGTTGGCGAAAACTACAGCGAAGAAGTTGACGAAAACAATGAGGTTGTAGAAAGAAAGTACGGCGCAGGACTGCTTGTTAAAACAATTACCGACCCAAATGTTAACTTTGTAAAATTATTATTTACGATTCCAAAGTTGTTTTCAACAGCAGTAGAGGGTCTTGCAAGGGGCCAGCTGTTCCCTGCAGCAATACGGATAAGAATTGCAATTAAAAGCAAAAACAGCAGCTTCAACAGTGTTACATTTGACGGGCAAAGTTACAAAGAATTTAGAGGCATTTCAACCTCAAACTATCAATACCAGACCCCACGTATTGACTTAACAGGAGAAGGACCCTGGCAAATTAAAGTTAAAAAACTTCGATTTACAACTAGCGCACCAGGGCCAGACGCAGAACAAGCTTTTGAGATCAAGTTTAGTGACCTTGAAGATATACCGAGCACAACTCCATTAGCCAGCGGACGAGGCGACACGATTGTGTGGTCATCCATTGTTGTTGGGAAGGATATTAAAACGGCGTACAAGCACACAGCTTGCGTCGGTCTAAGCCTTTCAACAGATCAGTTCAATACTGTTCCTGCTCGTGCATACGAGATTAAGGGCATGAAGGTTCAGATTCCGTCTAGCGCGATGGTGCGTGAAGATGGGAGCTTGGATTACAGCGGTAACATTCCTTTTGACGGCAGGTTGCTGCCCCGTACATATACAACGTGCCCGGTTTGTTGTTTTTACGACATGGTTACAACCAGCCGTTATGGAGCGGGTGATTTTGTTCAAGAAAGCGAGCTGAGCTGGGTCGATTTAATTGAACTGTCTAAATACTGCAACCAACTAATTACAAACAGCGATGGCACAAGAGAGCCGCGCTTCACGCTGAATACGGTGATTGCTTCACCGGCAGACGCGTTCAGCGTCTTGCAAGACCTGGCAAGCGTATTCCGGGGGATGATTTATTGGAAGTCAGACACCATCCAATTAGCTGCTGACCATGGCAGTTTAATAAGCACTCAAACGCCTATTGATCCGGTACATCTGTTTACCAACTCGAATGTAGTTGGTGGTGGCTTCGGCTATAGCGGTTCTTCTCTCAAAACAAGAAGCACCAGAGTACGTGTTCGTTATAACGATCCAAACAATTTCTATCGTCCTGACTTTGTTGTTATTGAGAACAAGGAGTTAGTTAATAAGTACGGTTTCCAGATCCGTGAGATTGTGGCGTTTGGCTGCACGTCTAAGTTTCAAGCTCAAAGGATGGGCAAATGGGTTCTTGCTTCTGAGGAAACAGAAGGCGAGACCGTGACATTCTCCGTTGGCCTTGAGGGTCTGATGGTGATGCCTGGTCAGATCTTTGCTGTTTCGGACGCAATGCGTCAGGGCGCAAGGCTGGCAGGTCGCATTTCAGCGTCAACAACAACGTCTGTTACAGCAGACCAAGCAATTACGTTGCCAACTGGCACTAGCCCTGAACTGAGCTGTGTATTGGCTGATGGGACAACTGAAACCAAAGCCATTAGCGGGGTCGTTGGCAATGTCATTAATGTTTCTTCTGCGTTTAGTTCTGCGCCACAAGTAGAAACCGCTTATTCAATCCAAGCCAGCAACGTCAAGCATCAGAAATTTAGGTGTCTTGCAATTGGCGAGGGTGAAAATGGAACGTATGCCATCACTGGTGTTCAGCATGTAGACGGGGTCTACAACGTTGTTGAGAACGAAAATCAGTTATTAGAGTTTGCAGACATCACGCTGTTTGACGAACCTCCGCCAACTCCGATTGACTTAACTGTAACTGCAACATTTGTAGTTAAAGACGATGTTGACACCACACGAGTCACAGCTTCTTGGAGTCGTGGTGGTGCGTTTACCGCAATATTTTTCAAAATTAAATATAAAATTGGTGACGGCGATTTTATCGAAACAACGACCACTAATACAAATTTTTCTATTGATAATGCAAAACCTGGCGTTAAATTTGAACTTTTTGTACGTGCAGTCGGTCCAGCGCCACGTTCAAAAGAATCAGCAGACGCAACAGCAATCCTTACTATTCCAAGCTCTCCGGTAACTCCACCTGACCCAAAAAACGTAACGATTGAACTTGTAGGGAAAGATCAGGTTGCTTTGCGCTGGGTGATTGGCAGTACAGGCATTAATAAAGCGTCTTTGCGTGCAATTATACGGCACACAACAGAAGATTTTTTGCTGGAGCCAGATGAGGTAAGGACTGCAAACTGGGCTAATACGGCTCTCTTGAGAAATGTTCTAGCAAGCGCAGGGTTTGCAATTTTGCCACGAATAAATGGAACTTATTTTATAAAATTTGAAACATACGCTGGCGTTCGTAGTGTAAATGCGGTTGCTGTTACTTTAAACGTTGGAGATGCACTGCCTAGGTTTGACTATGAATTAATTCGCGAAGACGCGCCTACGTCAAATGTAAAACCATTCTTGGGCGAGGGTTTTGGTGTTTATTACGACAGCCAGTATGACGGTCTTGTTCTTGACGGTGACGGCGAAATTGATGAAATTCCTGGAAACTTTGACGATCTTACGTCCGTTGACTTTGTTGGAACGCGAGGAACTTCTGGCATTTATAATTTCCAAAAAATTCTGGACTTAGGTGGCAAGTACAGCATTGATTTAAAACGTATTTTGACTTCTCGGGGGTTGTACCCGGCAGACACGATTGATAGTCGTACAGCCTTGATTGATACGTGGAGTGATGTTGATGGTGCAATAGCCGATGACACGACTACTGATGTTTATTTTCGCACAACAGACGAGGAAACGGCTGCAACTTATTTTCTGACCGAAGATGGCAATCATCTGTTGTTTGGCGATGACGTTGTATCTCTTGATAACCTTATCACCGAAAACGATGATCAACTTATTACTCAAAGCGGCGATGTGCTCCAAACAAACCAGGCAAACGCTAGCGTTCTGCAACTCTTGCTGGCACAAAACAATGACATTTTAATTACGCAAAGCGGCGACAATTTAGAAAGCAATTATCCGCCATTTATAGATTATTTAATCGATGAACGCACCGAGACAATTGATACTTGGAACGACTTTGACGATTTTGACCCCAGGTTCCCTGTGCCACTTGCCCTTCCTGGTGACAAGATCTTTTATGAATCAAACCTTACGTTTGGCTCATGGGTTCCTTTGGAAAATGGTGAGTTCACTGCAAGGCAGTTTCAGTTCAAGGCCGAACTCAACGCATTACACCCTGACCAGACTCCAATTGTTGACAAGCTTGGAGCAACTATTCAGTTTGAGCGGCGCACAGAAAACAGCAATGTGCTCACCTCTGGATCGAGTGGAGCTAGGACGGTAACCTTTGACAATGCGTTTTACGTCGATAATGACACCAGAGTCGCCGTGTCAGTCTCGCCGTATGATATGGAAAGCGGCGACTTTTATACGATGACCTCACCAACAGCAACAGGTTTCACGATTACTTTTAAAAACTCTGGTGGTGGGCTGGTTAATCGTCAATTCCAATATGTTGCAGTAGGATATGGAACAAAGCAATCTTAACCCTGAATTCTCATGGCTCAGGCTGATGGTAGTTGCGCCAACGCTAGTGGTGCAGCCTTTAGAGCCGATCTAAACACGCAGCTTGCGGCAGTTTTTACGAACCATAGCGGTACTACCGCGCCAGCTACAACCTTTGCCTATCAATTTTGGGTAGACACTTCAACAAATGAGTTGAAGATCCGAAATTCGTCTAACACTGATTGGGTCACGTTGCGATCAGTGGCAACTGGCGGAATTACTTTTGAAGCGGGCAGCATTACTGCACCATCGTTGACGTTTGGAACGGATGGTCCTGATTACGGTTTTTACCGTTATGGCCTTGGTCAAGTTGCTTATGTTACTCAAGTAACCGGTGCAGATCATACGCTGTTTACGCTTGGGAAGGACGTAGGCGAAGGCCCATCTTTGTATTGGGGCGCTCAAGTTGCGGCTGCTGGTACTGCTGATAACCCTGCAAATACAAGCACACTTGAAGGTTTACAAATTCAAAGGAGAGGAAGACTAAACGTTTGTTTTGATGGTGGCCCTGCAGCAAAATTTAACAGGATTAACAGCGTTGGTTCTCTTGTTCAGTTTCATTATAATGGCTCTCAAGCTGGTCGTATTGGCATCATTAGCGCAACAGATGTTTCGTTAATTGATAGCTCTGACCGTCGGTTAAAAGACAACATTACTGATATGCCGGAGGCAAAATCTCGAATCAACCAGATTCAAATGCACCGTTTCCGCATGATCAGTGCGGACGCTTACGAAGAAGGTTTTATAGCGCAAGAGTTGAAAGAAGTAGTGCCGAGTGCAGTCATGGGGTCTGAAACTGACACTGATGACGAAGGCAATGTTGAATATATGGGAGTTGGAAAGGACATGCTTGTTCCGTTGCTAATGAAAGGCTTGCAAGAGGCTTATGCAGAAATCACCGCATTGACCGCAAGAGTTGAAGCACTGGAGGCAGGTTAATGGCTGATCGTAAAATATCTCAGCTTACCGAATTAACTGCACCAGCAGCAGCAGATGTTCTTCCTGTTGTAGATGCAGACGAGGCGCTAAGTGCTGACAAAAACAAAAGGATTACGTTCAAAACGCTGCACAATGCGTTGCTTGATGGAACGGCAGCAACGCCATCCGTTAGCTTTTTGAGTGGCTCAAATGCCACTGGTCTTTATTACGCCGGAACAAACGAGCTTGGTTTTACGGCTGCTGGAACGTATGTTGCCAAGGTCACGACTGCAGGGTTTCAGTTAGGCACTGGAACGGCAGCAGCACAACTGCACCTGTTCAGTGCTGATACGACTGATCAGGTCATCATTGAAAATAACGATGCTGGCGCTGACACGGCACCTGATTTGGTGCTGTTTCGCAATAGTGCAACGGCTGCAAATGATGACAGCCTTGGCAATATTGTTTTTCGTGGTCAATGTAATATCAACGTTTCGCATGATTACGCGGCAATTCTTGCGGACATCAAAGACAACACGCATGGTTCAACTGATGGCAGGCTGAACCTGCAAACTGCTGTTGCTGGAACGGTTGCAACTCGTCTTCGTATTGATGGCGAGAACGTTGGTATTAAGGAGATCGCTCCACAGCATCCGTTGCATATCACGGAATCTGTTGCCAATACGGCGCTGTTCCTTGAGTCAAAAGAAGTTGTTGCTGTTAGTGCGGCTGATGTGGTGTTGTATCACCATCGCAATAATGCAGCTGGTGTTGCGGCTGACGTTATCAGCTCCGTAATTTTTCAAGGTAACGATGACGCTGGAACGCCTAACACCGTCAACTATGCAGTCATCGAAGGGTCAATTGTTGATCCGACTGATACGGAGGAAGACGGCAAGCTTGATTTAAAAGTCCAGATTGCTGGAACGTTAACGAGTGCAGCAGCAATTACGTCTGCAAATGTGACGCTTGGAGTGCGGCCTGTATTGCCAACGCATACACCAGCCTCAGCTACTGCAACGGGTGTGGCGGGTGAAATCGCATGGGATGCAAATTACATTTATGTTTGCACTGCGACTGACACCTGGAAACGAGTTGCGATCAGCACTTGGACCTAATTGCTGGTTGACGTAGAATCCCTGTATTGATCGGATCTCATGGCCAACGTCAAGATCACAGAGCTAGCGGCTCTAACCACAACAGATGCGGCAACAGACGTTGTTGCTGTTGTTGACGTTTCGGCTGATCTAACAAAAAAGATTACGGTTACAAACCTGCTGACAACGCCAGTTGAAACGCAGGTCACAACACAAGCAAGGATTTATACGGCAGCACAGCGAGGAGAAATTACAACGCTGACCGATGGGGCAAACATCAGTGTTGACTTAGCAGCTAGCAATAACTTCAGCGTAACGCTGGCTGGAAACAGGACTTTAGATAATCCAAGCAATATTGTTGCTGGTCAAAGCGGATCAATCTTTATTGTTCAGGACGGTACAGGCAGTCGCACTTTGGCTTATGGCAGCTATTACGACTTTGCTGGTGGCACCGCACCAACGTTAAGTACAGCCGCTGCTGCTGTGGATCGGATTGATTATCTGGTTCGTAGCGCGACATCAATTCACTGTG